GTTCTCATAATCCACATGTTTCAAATCACCTAAAAATTCAGGATTTTGTTTTACAAGATAACATGTGTTTCCTGATAATGATCTTATTGCAAGTTCACTATAATCAGGGTCAAGTTCTAATATCTTAGAAACTTCTCTTAAAACTGTATCACTATACCTAGAAATAGATTCATTAGTACAGTCACTGTAATCGCCAGATAAGATATATTCCCCATCGTAAAGTTTGGGTATGGCGTTTTCCAAGTCTTCGTAACTGATGGGTTTACCAGTTGTCCGAAAACATTCATGTCTTAACAGTTGTTTCGCGAGATATTTCTGAAGAGGTTTTAATAACCATTGTTCGAGACCTTGTCCTTTTGTTATTCCTCTCATCTTCAAAGCTTCAGAAAGTGTAATAAAACTAATTTTTGTGGGTTTGTCTAAACAAATCCGCACCAAATCATTAATTTTCAAGTCATTTTCTTCAGAATCATAATTAGTTGTGATTTCGAGGTAAGCTACAGATTGAATTTCACCGATTTTACTCAATGAATCTTGTATTTGTTTATCGTTATCTGTATAAGGTATTGGTTTACGAACTTCAGGATCATAGTCAAGTGTGTCAAATTCTGGAATAAACGGGTCTTTTAAGATCCCCCATTTAAGTGTGGATTCTATCTCTCTTGGATATCGAGGGATATGCTTTTTAACCATAAGCAATTGTCCACCATTTGCGAATTTATTATCGAAATCAGCCTTAATACTTGGCACCGCACTCCATATAGGTTTAAATGGAGGGGCTTTCTTAAGAATATCCTGGACGGATTGAACTAAGTAGTTATCCATTTCCTCAGGACCAATTGTCTGATTTCCCACCTTAACTGTTACTAATTGTTTCTTTGTAACAAACTTGTTAAAGGTCTTCTCTGAAGAAGCCTCACATGCAGCAGCTGTAGGACGAGCTGCCCCCTTCTTAACTCCTCTACAAATAGAGTCTATGAGTATCATCCTCCAGTACTTTAAAGGTAAAGTATCTTGAGGGACGGAAGAAAACCACTTATCCCAATCTTTATCCAAGATTATACGGTAATTATTGATAACCGAAGAATCAAAAGGTGAAGGTGGTTGCATACAACTTTCTTTTGCATAAGCCGCGAAAGCTGCTAATTTATATTTTGCAAGTTTGACAAAATCAAAGTTCAAATTACTTAAAAGTTGCATATAGGTAAACCATATATTTAACATCCTCTTACGGAGTATTAATAACGGAACCTGATAGCCTAAAATAATTGA